AGCCGTTGCAAGCTCAAACGACATCGGTACGGTGCCGCCATTAAACAGCGCCCGGATAGCGCTCTTTCGAGCCATGCGGGAATAGTCATCTACCCATGGGCCGCTACGTCCTGCTTTAGAACGACGACGCACCTTGTCGATGTCTACCTTCCAAAGAACCTCGAAGTAGCATGAGCCGTCTTTGAGTACAGCAACGGAGTATGCGGCAATAATCTTGTCGTCAGACCTGTCTACATCGCCACGAACACCGTGTTCAATGTTGGGATGCAGCCCAGCGGTTACCTCAAACTTCTCTCCCTCGTAGACGACACGAGCATCGAGACGAGCAACTTGTCCACTACGTCGTGCAAGCTCAAGGTATCCCTTGTATCCAATGATAGGCGTACACTTGTTGCCGTATGGGATGAAGTAGATGTGGCCCAGTGTGCCGCCTGGCTCCAGCCCGAGTTGAGCGGACAGCATAATAGACTCTGCCACGGAAATGGTGGTGCATTCCAATAGCTTAGGAGTTCTGCTTGCCTCAACAATCATGACCTTGCACAGGCGTTCAGGAGTAAGGTGTTTCGGTAAGATAGCTGCCACTTGCGACTTCATCTTACCGTTGATGAGATCTTTAAATTTGTCCATCTTAGTTACTGGTTTTTGAGCGATTTCGTTTTTAGCCATTAGTTGCCTCTCTTGTGTTGAATGTTCATTCTTAAAATCCTTGCAGGTTCAGACGTTCTAGTAAAAGCTTTTGCTATGTCTGGGTGTTTTTCCTTAAGAGCTTTGGAGTTGAGGCTTGACCGGCCCTTGCTAAGCTTCCAAGATACGGTTCCGAACACCCCACGAAAGCCCGCGTTCTTGCCTATGCGTTCTTTAATTTTGTTCTTTAAAAGCGATTCTTTTTCTTTCAAAGACTTGATCTCCGTTTGGATGTCATCCAGATCAAAGATCAAAGCCTCCTCCTCTATGTCTGGAGAACGGTACTCATCACTTGGATTGCTAAACTTGTCTTGTAAATATTTGTCAGCAGCCGAGGAACCGTCAATGGGTGGCGGCTCTCCAAGTAAAACGTGCTTCTCCCACCAGTCACCACATTTCTTTACAAGCTTCTTCTCTGTCTTCTTGTCCCGAAAAAGCGTGTAGCGGCGAAACTCATCGTTGACCAAGAACAGAACAGCGAAGTCCCATCGGTCGATACCAGTGCAAGCCATGTACCAAGCAGCCTGGGTTGCATAATAGACAGGCACGCCAGCGCTAAGGGAGTCTCCCCAACCGTCAGCACTACGCGCTGTTTTAATCTCCAACCCGAATCGGGCTCCGTTAACACTGACGTACCTATCAGGACTTGCAAGCATAAATGGCTTTGGCCCAACGATGGGCATCTCTTCACCGTCCAAAACATCGAGACCTGTTTCCTCTGCATACCATTCAGCAATAGCAGGTTCTAACAAACGGCCTCGCCTCATTGGGTTGGTCTCATCGAGCGGCTCAACAAGACCCCGCTTCTGGTTCCACACGTCAATGGGACTGGTCCATTTAGATAATCCGAGGACTGCCGCAATGTCAGAGCCTCCCAAACCAGACATTCTTGCCTCGTGCCAGCCTTCAGGTTTAGTCAATTTGTTCTCCATAAGCTATAATGTTTGAATGAAAAATAAAATCAGTCATCAAGGAATCGCAAGAGCCGCCAAGTACGCTAAGAAAGCGGTGGACTCTGGAGACAAACCAAAGGTCGCCCTGGAACGAGGTAAAAACCTCGAACTTGCAGGGCTTCTTAGTGCCGATGGGTCGGTCCAAAGGATTCATCCTGATGAGCGCCGATCAGTTCGTAGGTCGTTTTCCGATTGAGCGCTTTTGATTAGTGGTCTTGGCCTTAGCCTTAGCTGTAGGCTCTGCTTCCTTAATGACTTCTTCCTCATCTGCTGAGGAAAGCACGCCCTCTAAGCGTGAAATGGCTTCGTTAGCATTGACTTGCCCTTCGGCCAGCATCTTTAAGATCTCAAGAGTCATTGTGTTGTCGCCGCTTGGTTCGCTTTTTGTGGTGACGTTAACGTTTACAACAGGGGCACCGTTCTGATAGACGACATCTTCTCCCCCGTTTTCATCTGTCCATTCAACACCGAGCATCAAGACGGCATCTCCTTCGTGCTCGCGGATCTCAGCTTCGAAACCGCAGGGCTGCCAGTCGCCGTTTGACTGCATGTTGTTTAAAGTTTTCTTCTGCCCGTCAAGCGTTGCCGATACCATGTTGAACCAAGTGGACTCATCAATAGCGCTAAGAAGGTTTGAAACGTGCCAGCGAGCGATCAAGCTACGGGTCCGATGCTCTGCATTACCCTCAACTGTGACCTTGGAAAGCATGCGGTTAGCCGTGGCAATCAAAACGCTTGGGTCTGTAAGCTTTCTTGAATTGCTTTCCTTCATTAGAGTCTCAGGAACTTCTGGTAAAATAGACACGGTCGCTCTCCTTGGATTAGCATAATGTAATGACGAGCCATAAATTGACCGTCGCCAAAAGAACTTGGCGCATTTGATGCGCCCTGTCAAGGGTGGGTGTGCATTTTGCCCCCAATACTATATAGTAGAAACAATGAACGAGCCATATCGAATATTTGGTCAGAACCTTCACTACCTAATCCAAGCTTACGGCTGCGGGTTTAGGCAGTTTGCTAAGGAGTTAGGCATAGACTACTCGCTTTTAAAGCGGTACATGTCAGGCCGCGTTGCTCCAAGAAAAAAACGGCTTGAAGAAATTTCCTCGCGGCTTGGCGTCAAGCCTGGTTCTCTTATGTTTGATGACCTTGTTCCTGAAGTTTTGGAGATTTCAAATGAGTTTGATTGTCGGGATTGACCCTGGAAAAGATGGCGCGATTGTCGCCATGGATGAGCACGGAGCAGTAAGGAGTGTGGCCCTTACTAAGGAACGGTTCACGATTCCGATTGGAAAAGGCAGCCGACGAGAATATGACGCGGTCGCTATGGGGAATTATTTAACGGAGCTTCATGCGCTGCAAGAAGTGCGTCTTGTATGTATAGAAAAACAACAGGCCATGCCGTCACAGGGCGGGACTTCTATGTTTTCGCTTGGAATGGGGTACGGCTTGTGGCTCGGTATAATAGGAACATTAGCTATCCCATGTTCAGTGGTGCATCCTAAGACGTGGCAAAAGGCAGTGCTCCGAGATGTCCCTGGAACAGGAAAGGGCCGCGCCATTTATCTTTGCAAACAGCGACTGCCCAAACTGGATTTGTCACCAGGAAAAAAACGCAAACCTCACGACGGTATCGCTGACGCTGCATGTATCGCGATGTGGGGTCTTCGAAATGTGATAAGCGAAATGTCATGAATTGTCACAGGCATTGACAGGCAAACAGTTTTCGCTATGAATCAGTAAAAGTGGAAAGGACCGATGGCAAGATGAATAAAGACAGTGGACCGACCGGATTATTTATAACCGCTGATGCGTGGAGGCAGGTTCGGCAGGCTATTAAAAAACCATGGCCGATTAAATTGGCAGAAATTGATATTGGTTTTCTTGAACTTGAAATCGGAAAAGTGCCGACGCGCCGAAAACTAATGAGTCGATGGGGTCTTACCGAAAGAAAAACACGCTCGATACTGGAACGATTTAAACTAAAAGGTCCTAACATAGACACTGTGCCGTCCCAAACTAATGCTGTTGAGGATGTACAAACCCCTGTAATCACAGAAAGCCTGGTTCTTATTGCGTCCCAACAAGCCACTGCCAGCGTCCCGAAACGTGTTGAGCGATTTGTTGTAGAGATTCGAACTGTGTTTGATGTCTGGGAGTTAGCTCAATACCGAAGAACACACCGGCACAATAAGCTAACCAAGGGTCGGGAGAGGGTGTTGCGTGCCGCGTTAACTGGAGGACACACCGCTCAGGATCTTATCCTTGTTGTCCGAATGGCCTTTGAGTTTCCAGACGGTGACTTCTTGGTCGATAGCTGGCGTCAGCAGGGCTACATGGACATCGCAAATCTTCTTAATAGAGAGAAGGTAGATCGCAATGTGACAGTGGCCAGAGAAAGATGGGATGGAAATGAATGGGTATTCATTCCACCTAAGAAGCAATCGTTTGAACCAAAGTACGAGGCTCTATGGGAGCGCTTACTGTTCTTGGTTGGGGCTTATCCTTCTCGGCCAACGTCGCTTCACAGTGTACAACGAGTGCATGAAGCAATGGTTGAGGCTGTTGACTCAGTGGGGGGCTGGAGATTTTTAGGAACCCTCCGGCCTGGAAAACAGCAACACGTTGTACGCGATCAATTTCTATCAGAGGTTCGGACTGAGCTTCAGAGCAACACCCAAAACAAAATCATTAGTAGAGGCAACCACCGATGACCGACAAGCAGTTCCCTAACAGCATCCAAAGCGAAAAAGTTGTTCTCGGAGGATTACTATCAGACTCAACATTATTGAATGACGTTGCTGGAGAGATTGAACCGGACGATTTCTATAGCAACAAACACAAAAACCTTTATCGTTTGATTCGTTCGTGGGTTCACAGTGGCAAACACGTTGATATATTGATGGTTTGTGAGTACCTCGTAAACACAAACTCAGCATCTAAATATAACGACCTTGCATACATCACGAGCCTACCTGACTGTTGCCCGGTGCTCGACTCGGTTTCTTACCACGCTAAAAACATGAGGGAAAAAGCTATCCGTAGACGGATGGTCTTAGCCTCTTCACACCTACAGGCTTGCGCTACTGATGGAAGTTTAGAGATTGATGAGCTTATTGAACAAGGCCAGAAGGACCTATTAGACATTGCTGGCAGACAACGTGGGGACGACTGGCATGAGGGCCCTCAACTCGTTGAGCGGGCTCAGGATCGCTGGGAGAAGCTCGCTGCGCTAAAGGCCAGCGGCTCTGTGACCGCCCTGTCTACGGGCCTTGTGGCATTGGACAATGTGCTAAGTGGTCTTCACCCTGGCCTAACGCTGTTGGCTGCTCGACCCTCGATGGGCAAGACTGCCATGTCTTTAAACCTTGCGGTTGCTGCTTTAGAAGAGCGCGTTCCTGTGGCTTTCTTTTCTTTAGAGATGAGCGCGGATCAACTGACTGACCGCATGGCTTCTTCACTTGCCAAGGTAAACGCTTGGAACATAAAGACAGGAGACCTTAGCTCTAAAGATTGGGACCGGCTCGAAACGTCAGCGCTTGAGTTTCTTCATGATTCTCCCTTGTACGTTTCAGATAAGGCTGGGATCAGTATTGCTAAAATTGCTGCGCAAGCTCGCCGCCTCAAGTCAAGGCAGCCCGATCTTGGTTTGATCGTTGTGGACTACCTGCAACTTATTCGACCGCCAAAAGCGGAGAGTATGGAGCAAAGTGTTTCACAGGTGTCCAGTGCATTAAAGGTGCTGTCAAGAGATCTGGATGTGCCTATCCTCTGCCTTGCCCAACTCAACCGTGGCTGCGAGCAGCGCACCAACAAGCGGCCCATGCTGTCAGACCTAAGAGGTTCTGGCTCACTGGAACAAGACGCAGACGTGGTGATGTTCCTTTATAGGCACAGTTACTACGATGAAAGGGCTGACCCCTCAGACGCTGAGATTATTATATCTAAGCATCGCAACGGAGCGACCGGCACCGTGCATGTGGATTGGAATGCGAGCAACCAAAAGTTTGAGGACAAGACTCGGCAGGTAGTTAGGCCCGTTGAATTCACACAGGTTAAGCGTATAAGGAAAGACCTTGATGATGAGGACAGTCAACCAACCTGGTACTAAAATGCCCATCTTTGAATATCGTTGTGACAACTGCGACACTCAGTTCGATAAGCTCTTGTCCCAAGCGGAGCGCGACAAACCCCAGGCGTGTCCAAAGTGTCAGTCTAAGCGGACGGACAAGATGGTATCGCGGACAAGCTTCTCACTCAAGGGAAGCGGCTGGGCTGCCGATGGATATTCTCAACAGTCTTAGCTGGACGTAAAACGACCCCGATAGAGACCGACACTACCGGGGTCGCAACGTCGTGGTTGGAGGCAACCAACACCTGACAGGTTTAAGTCTAACCGACTTTGACTTCTCATCAACGCTTTTCAATTAAATAAGGATTTGTTTCTAACGGCTCATCAGGTCGGCCAGGTATCCACCCGCGCCGTTCTCCACCGTTTTGTGTTGGCCATCTCCCATAAATCATTCCTGCTTTTTTTGCGTTCTTTCTTAGTGCTTTTTTAGGCGAGACTATCTCCATTATGGGTGCGCCTGTATTAGTGAACGATACAACAGACAGTCTATCCCCTATGAAGATCTCATAGGAAGCCACTATGCTCGATAGCTTTGAGTCCTCTCTCCAGTTTGACCAATACTTTGGTCTCTTATTCTTTCTCGACTTCAAAGGTCACTTCCCCGTCAGGCCAAAGACCAATAGCGATTGATGGCCCACCGCCTTGCTTAAGGGCTTGTGCCCAGTTGTGTAAAGCAGGAATAGGTGTTGGCCTCCAGCTTTTCCTATCGGACGGAAGGAGATATGTTCTTATTGTCACTGGGTGGAAGCTTGTCTTGCGTGCAAACTCTGCCATTGATTTGCATTTGGAAAGCCTGTAGAATTTCTGGGCGTGCGTTTCTTTTGGTTTAGGTGTAGTTCTTATCATGATAGTATCCTTGTTTCCCCGTGCTGATGACGGCGAGTCACTGCCAGCCGGGTCGGTTGTGGGTGATAGAGCAATGGTCCACGATCATGTCGCTATAATCATTGACCGGGTTTGCCCTCATTGCTTTAGGCTTGGTCCTCCATTTGAGTTGTATTTTCAGATTGTCGGTGGAGACTTCAAAGGTTGTCGGTGGTGCCCTGTTCACAACTGGGTAAACAGCGGCAGGGTTTGTCAGAATAATAGTTAGTTGCCTCCCTGTGTATGCATACATTATACAGTCTTAGCTTTGTTGCCAGTAGTTTTTCTTGCTTTCGCTCCAATCGTTCCATCCGGTCGTGCCAGCAACCACATCTCGTAAGGCACACCCCGCTCTTTCCAAGAGGCTGAGATTTCAATGCACCACTTATGCACGGCATTAAATGATCCCGAGCCTTTGTTGAGACCAGACAGAAGTGCGACAACGCGCACCATCGTACTGCTACAGTCAGCGGAGAAGTCCTTGAGCAAGATGGTATCGCCCATTTCTTGCTGCACCTTGCGCCAAGCAAGCCATGCTTGGACGGCACCATAATGCCAGGGTGCTGCGGGTACTTCGCTTCCATCAGCGACATTGATTGCTCTGGATTCTGCGGTTCTTATTGTGGATCGTTTCATGCGTAGTCGTCTTTGGAAAGGTGAACATCAAGAGATTGTACGAGAGATGCGACTCGATGGTTTTACAAGGGCGGAGATAACCAGAACTCTTAGGGAGTTTTGTGGGCTAACTCAGAAGTCGTCCATCAACTGTTATCTATCCGTGGTCCCTAAGCGGCCATGGCCCATCAAGTCTGGTTGGAGGAGATTGTCTGAGTCACTCATAGATGAAGTGCTTGACTGGGATGACGTTGACCAAGAGGTTCTTGAAGACTTGATGACTCTCCCAGAACAGACAAGGTCTCTGTCTGACATGCTGTACAACCAAGACGGCCCTTTGTTTCGTGTTCTTCTGTCATCGTCCGAGGATGCTCTCGCCTATAGGGATTGCAGAAAGAGCCGGAGAGGTAAGGCTGCAAACTTTACAGACCTCAAGACGCTCGACTTGTCGAGTGCAAAGAAGGCCAGGTCTGCGGCTGTCCGTATCCTTGAGCGTTATGCGACGGCCAGAACACAGGAGTCCAGGGGTACTGGGTGGGCACGCAACCGCTAAGGTGCGGGGATTGGTTTGGGTGGTGAGCAGATGCCTGATTCAATCAGACTCATTGCTGTCCGCCCGAAGCCGCCCTGAAGCTGCCAGGCCAGGCCGGTGTCGATAAGGTGCTGCCACGCTTGCATGCGCTTGTCATCAGTTCCCACTAACCAGCCCTCGGCCAAGCCGATAGCGTCGTAGTTAGATAGTGGTTCCATAGTTGCCTCCGTTTTGAAACCGGGGAGGTCAGTCCCAGTTAGTTTTTTGTAGGTGTTGTTCTTCTCTCGTTGAGCAATGACAGCGGCCTCAAGTCCTGTAGAGCCGGAAGCCCTTGCCTTCCTAAGCGCCTTGGTCGCCTCTTTGTGTGCAGCAGATACAGCGCTAACATCTATGGGTTGTCGTTCAAAAGTCGGGAACATTTTTCCGTTCGTCATTAGTAAAAATCTTTTGTCTAATGAACTTCAGCATATCCTGATGCTTCTCGATGTCTTCCCTGTAGGCGGCTATTGCTCGTGTGTTTTTTGGATCTGCGTCAACCGAGTATAGCTCGCGGTGTTTCGCGATTGAGTTCCTCGAATACAAAAGGTTCCGTTGCAGTCCTTGGATGACCATCATCCACTGATGATTGTTTAGTCCGATGCTGTTGATGTCTTCAAGATTAAATTGCTCGCCCATGCTCTACCTCCCAGTCAGGGTGCAATGAAGTTTCAGTAGACTCGATGAGTTTGTCAGCAAACTTCTGAGCCATTTCGTTCAATGCATCCATTGATATTGTATTTGTATTTGGTATGTGCATAGGTTCTGAATGCATCTTGGTATTCCACTTGCCGGTATTTGCATCCCTGCTTTGCACTGTTGTTCGGACGTAATTGTCCTTGACTTCAAGACGACATCGAACGGGGAGCAAGAACACCTTGCCCCCCTCCTCGACCTCGGTCTCAATCCACTTGCTTCTCTTCATCACTCACCTCCTTGGCTGTCGCGCCATTCCGATAAGGACGGAGTTTGACGCCAATCCGCCGCTTCGCCTTCTCCAGCGTAAGGGGCGTTGCCGGGGGCACCGCCGCTGGGTATGTCCTCACCTCCTTGAGAAACTCGCTCTTCATCACTCACCTCCTTCTGCTTGATGGCATACCAATCGGTCAGTTCCTGTATGTATTTGAGGCCGCGCATAATTCTTCGTTCGTATTCTCTGTTCCTAACAGCGTCGGTTACAAAGCTCTCCAAGCTTGCTTCAGCTATATACTGAACGGTGCTAAGTCCCTCGACTGCTTTGCTTGTCAATGATGGTTTACGATTAGCCATCACTCACCTCCTTTGATCTGGTCAGCCAGATTCTTGATGTTGTTCATGATCCCCACGATGGAGTCGGGGTCGTTGTCCCGCATCCACTGCGCATTCTCAGCAGCACCGACGTGGTTCTGTTCGTCGATGCACTCTTGGATGACTTGAGCAAGGGGGACGCCTCGGTCGTCGGCCTCCTCCTGAAACTCTTTCTTCTCCTGTTCGCTTTCGAATCTAAAGTCGAGGTTGACGTTTACTGAGAGCCATGGTTTGTCGTCATGCTGCCTCATCACTCACCTCCTTTATGGGTTGTAGTGTTGGTCCTGTTGTTGCGTAGGTCTACCCATAGGCGGTGTCCTACCGAATACATGCCCGCAAAATGCGATACGTCTTCGAACTCGTTTTCGTCCGCGTCTTTTATTTCCTTGTGTAATTTGGGCAGAGCGTACTCGATTAGGCACTCGATATCGACAAGCTCGGAGAGGCTCAGGTCTAAGTTTACGTTGTAGGTTTTCATCACTCACCTCCTTCTTCTTTGCGTGGCGTAAGCTTGCGATCCTCTGCCACCGCTGCGGCAGGGAACAGGGCTTCAGCCTCGGAGCGAGTCAACTCACGCTGCTCGATTACCAAGCCCTCGCTCTGAACCTTGACCACACCCTTGGCGTGGATAGGTGGAAGCGAGTCAGCCACAATCTTCTGCACTGTAGTCAAGGCTTCAGTGAGTCCGTACTCCTGCATGAGAAGCTTGGCTGCGTCCTTGTCCATCTCGTGAGCTTCACGAAACACCTTTGTCAGCGTCCGCACTGAGGACTTCTTGGTGTAGCCAGCATGCTTGAGAAGCAATGCAATGACGACGGTGTAAGGGATACGGCTTGTTCCCTTGCGACTGTAGTCCTCTGCCACGTCAACCTGTAAGGTTCCGTGGACCAACACTGGCACATCGTATGAACCAGGCTCCAGCTTTTGACGAGCGGTCTTGAACGTCTTGTTGTTGATAAGTTTACCGAGTGCTACGATGAGCGCATCGGTCATGTCTTGGTCGGGGATTGAATGTCCCATAGTTGTTGCCTCCGTGGCTACACAGTAACCACGTTGTTTATGTTTAGCTGTCACGATATGTCACAGCATGCTGTCTTCAATGATCATTGGTTGTGTCTTCTCGTCCAGCATGAGTTGTCGGTACATGCTAAATGGTTGAAGTCTTATTGTTTTATTCTGTCCTCCGTTGTGATTGATGCGAATGCATCTGATGTCTGGCAGGCTGGTTAGTGGCCCCAGTTGATCGCAGTTGATGTCGAACACATAGTCCGCAAAAACATACCGTTCGTTTGAGACTACACCAATGTTCTCTACACTTAGCGGACGCATTGTGTTCTGCTGTTGGCATGACCACACCAACCACCTTGTTGCCAAGATGGTTGGGCTGGTGAAGCGGGGCTTTGATTGCCCTTGTTGCAGGTCCACCATAAACCTCAGAAGCTGGTCGCCTATTGTCCTGGCGTCACCTCCCTCAACCAGCCAGTGGCAGACTTTTGCATAGGTCTCCACTCCTACGTTGAATCGTACAAGGTACACCTTTGTCATGGCTTGAACCCCCCATCACTCAATGAGAGCGGCTCTTGCAATCTCTCACTAAGCCTGTCCATTTGGTCGCAAGTCTGCTCGTATCGTTCCTCTCTCTCCTTCACCAGATAGGTTTTCTGTCCTGGCTTCAGCACTTTCTTGGACGGCAGCCACCGCGTCTTGTAGGTGGGGTTGAACTCCCTGTCGAGAAAACCCATCACTCACCTCCTTCGACGTATGCGATTGCTTCATGTATCTCATCGGCTTCGCCATCGCGCAGGTAGTCTGTACCCTCCAACCGTTCGACAATAACGGCGGCAGTTTTCAACGCATCCAACAAGTCAGGTGCCGCTGCGATGAGCCGCGCCTCTGCGTCCGTGCGATGCACAACCGACGCCCCACAAAGGAGTGCGTCCGCCACGTCAGCTACCATATCCAGGTGGTTCTGGTTACGATGGACATAGTGTGCCTCTTGCCTTTCGATAATCCAGTGACTCATCACTCACCTCCTTTTGATTCGGACACTGCCACGTTTGCGGCGTGGATGATGTCTGAAAGGTTGGGTGCCTGGTGTGCATTGTTGGCTTGGAGATCCTCGAACCAGTCGGAGGTCTTTGTGTCCGCCCATGCCTGAAGCCTCTCAACCACAGCCAAGAGCTTGTTTCGGTCCTCGGCCAGCGCAGCAGAATGGTATTCCCTCACAGTTGGTTCAACGGTGAACGTCACGGTTGCCTCTTCCTCGTCTATCACTGGCTCAAGTAGATTTTCAGCCACCCTCTTCAGTTCAGACCCATTCAATGCGGGTAAGATATCCGCAAGCATATACATCTTGGCGGCGATGTCTCTTCCCTCCTCGTTGAGTTCGTTCGAGCGGGTTGCCATACACCACCGGAAATAGCCGGGGACGTAAACTGTTGCGTTGGAAGTGAATCGGATTGTGGTTGTTGGTTCTGTCATGGTTGCCTCTCTTTGTTGTTGTTGGTTAGATGTCTAAGTCTTCGATTGAAGCCCGCTTCAGTTCAACGGACCTCCATCCTGATTTGTTCTTGCTCTTGATGGGTTGCCGCAAGTGTCGGTGCTTGGGTCCGTGGTTGGGGAATCCAATCACTGGCCCAGGTTGAGAGCCGTCACACAACAGACAGTCATTGCAGGTCAAGCTCTTGCCCATGTCCTTTGCCACCATGGCAGGACAGACAATGCCCTTGGCTCCTCCTGGCGTTGTGAACTCGCGCTCGGTGTGGGTGGGGGGTAGCACTACCGTTGCCCTGAACCCTGCCTCCAGCGCCTCGTCAACCTGACTGAGGTCATCGCAAGATGCCATGAACACACCGGCCCACTGCTTGTTCTCTCGCCACATGTGAATGTAGCCGACTGGTGCAAGGCCGTAGCTCTTCACAGCCTTGAGTGCTTTCTGCATGTACTTGTCGGTCATTGCGGTCAAGTCACCCACCGCTGTGAATCGAGCCATCTTTGCGACACGCTTGCTCTCTAACAGTGCTCGCTTCAGGCTGTAGTCCTTGCCTCTCTTGGCTGCTCGAATCATTGACGTGTGGCCGAAACCCGGCGTGCCGAACTGAGCATAGCAACTCTTGTCTTCCAGTTGCTTGCATCCGATGCAGCTTGACAGACTCTCCTCTCGGGTCCGTCCGACGTACATAGTGGGTACTGGCCCGGTCTTCTCGTTGGATGTGGTCGGTGTCCACATCGCTGCTTCATCAGGTAGTTTCTCTCCTTTGACTGGTTGCACAGTCGTGCATGGTTTCTTTTTAGGGAATCGCTTTGCGATGTATTCGTCTCGTTCTTTACCCGTAAGTTCTACTGTAAGGTTGCTCATCGGTTGCCTCCGTTGAATGTACTTGTCGGTTGAAAGGTGGACAGTTTGATGACGTGTCCAGGTCGTTGTGTTTAGGTGAGTCGGACTGGCATGACCACTGCCGACACAAGCCTCTCCACGTTTGTGACCAGGATTGGTCCAAGTGGATCGGTTGGCTTCTGGGTGATGGTGATCTCTCCATCGCCTACCCACTTGAGTGCAGCGTTGAGCAGTACAGCGTTCACCCCTGCCTTCTCGTGGTGCAGCTTCTGGATAAGCCAGCCGCTTTGGTCGAAGACCTCCGGGTTGATGCCTACCTCTTGCTTCTCCCAGCTTGGCCCGGTGCAAGCATGGACATCGTCGTTGGTTCTAAGCCATTCGTCATGCTGCTCGCTGCCAATGATGTCGAGTGCGATGACACCATTGGACACGGCGAGGCGCGGTGCATTGAATCCTTTGGCAAGTCTCAGCCCGTTCGCTGCGATGTCCGTGCCCTTGAATGTGAATCGCTTGAGACCCAGGTCTCGTGGCGTCCATACCGGACAGGTTCTCCGCTGACGGATAAGCTCCTCGGCTGCTTGTTGGAATGCTCGGGCCATTGCGGTCCCGGCTCGGTTGATTTGTTTGTTGTGATTGAACATTGGTTGCCTCTCTTGGTTGTTGATTGTTGGTTGTTGGTTAGATCGGTAG